GCACTATGGTGGGATAGTACAATTGGTCAGCTACGTATTTACTACAACGATGGTGATACTTCACAGTGGGTTGATGCAGTTAACACACAAGGCCTTGCTGGTATTAACGGAACTAATGGTAAAACCTTATTAAATGGTACAACAAACCCTACCACACAAGGCGTAGATGGCGACTTTTATATTAACACAGCCACAAGCTTTATTTTTGGCCCTAAAGCGGCAGGAACCTGGCCTGCAGGGGTTAGCTTAAAAGGTGCCGACGGGGTATCTGGCGTAACAACAGGCAAAGCAATTGCAATGGCAATGATTTTTGGATAAGGAATTTAAATGGCAAACCCAAACATAGTAGGCGTAACAGACATTCGTGGCAAAACAGCGGTACAAAACGTTATAACATCTGCCGCTGCCCTAGTCTCAAACACAGCCGGATCTAACAAAGTTTTTAAAATAAATTCCATATTAATATCTAACATTGATGGTTTAAATTCGGCAGATATAACGGTTCAATTCGCTAGAGCTTCTGTTAATACTAATATTGCATCCACCGTTACGGTTCCAGCAGACGCTACTCTAGTAGTACTATCCAAAGATACCCCACTATATCTTGAAGAAGGCGATGCAATTAATTGTTTTGCATCAGCCAACGGAGACCTACAAGCAATCTGCAGTTATGAGGAAATTGCTTAATGGATTCAGTATTTCTTAATGGCGGAGTAATTGGTGTTACTCTTGACTATGGAGCTGCAGACCGTTATGTTATTGGAACCACTCAAGTTAGAGATACTATAACCTATGTTGGTGGGCGTACACAGTCTGTGACAAACAGTACTGCTACCATCACGGTATCTTTAACTGGGTTAACTGGTGGATTAGCAACTGCACCCATACAAAATGATTTTGTTGTTGTCACTCGTTCATGGGCAAATAACTTAGACGCATCAATGACAACATCAAGTACTGGTTGGACTGAAGTAACTGAGCTGTACGCTAATGATGATAACGACACCAACCTTGCAGTGTACTACAAAGTCATGGGAACTACACCAGACACTTCAATTGTGTTTAACGCGCATGCAACCACTGCAGAAAGTAGTGCTATAGTTGTACAAGTCTTTCGAGGTGTAGATACAACCACGCCGCTTGATGTTACAAGTACAACATTTACTGTAGCAAACAGTGGTTTACCGGACCCTGCATCTATAACACCAACTACCACTAACTCAATTATTCTGGTAGCAGGCGGGTCTGCACATACTGATGGCACTGATACGTTCACGGCAGGTTATCTTACAAACTTTCTTACTGTTGGTGCAAATGGTACAAACGATGCTACAGCTGGTATGGGTTATGTTTCCTGGACTAGTGGAGCATATAATCCTGCCGCATTCACTGCATCGTATGCTAACGCTCAGACCAGATACTCCGCTGCAGCAGTTACAATGGCACTTAGAGCACGTTTAATTGATGTTCAACAGTTTGGCAACCTAAAGAATTCAGGTATTTGGAACTTACAGGCTGTATACGATACCATTTACGTACCACCAAGCCAAGTTGAATTTAGCACACCAGGCACTACAAACTGGGTAGTGCCCACAGGCATCACAAGCATTTCTGCTGTGGTTATAGGTGGTGGTGGAGGTGGCTCTGGTGGTGACGGCGGTCGTGGCGAACCCAACGGCGGGGGTGGTGGTGGTGGACTTGCATACGGAACGTTTGCAGTTACACCAGGCGAAACACTAACCGTAATTGCTGGTGTCGGCGGTACTAGTCCTAGTGGCGGTGCAGGTGCAGCAGGCGGTGTGTCCAGCATTGCTCGCGGTGCTACTGTGTTGTTAGCAGGCGGTGGCGGTGCAGGCGGTCCTGAACGATCGCTTACAACAGCTGCAGGTGGAACCAGCACAGGCACAGCACTTCAAGGTGGCGGTGCAGGCGGTGCAGGCGGCACAAACGTATCCGGATCGGGTGGTTCAGGCGGCGGCGGTGCTGGTGGATATACTGCCGCCGGCGGTGCTGGTGGTACTTCAAACGGAGGTAACGGAACTGCAAGCACAGGCGGTGGAGGCGGTGGAGGCGGTGGCCGAAGCGGCACTACCGGTGTTGGTGGTGCTGGTGGCGGAACAGAAGTGCTTGGCGCTGGTGCAAACGGCACAGCAGGCACTTCAAGTGCTGGCGGTGGCGGCGGTAGTGGCGGAACAGCCGGAGCCACAAACAGCTCAACTCCACTGGGTGGTGGATTGTTTGGCGGTGGCGGTGGCGGTCGTACCGACAGTTCCGGCACAGGCGGTGCAGGTGGTAGTGGAGCTGTCAGAATCATTTGGGGCAGCGGCCGAGCTTACCCTAGTACCGGAACTGGAGATATGTAATGAGCAAAGGTCGATACGGTGGATTCCGCATAGGAAAGTCCAAAATTCTCAGTGAAGTTGAGTGGGACAAAAGAAAAACGCCCTCTGCGCAGGATATTCCAGCACCCACAAGCGTTCTAGATTTTGACTATACTACTGCACAGGGTATTTGGACCATAAGGTCAACCACAGACTTCCCAAAAACAAACTACATCAGCGTGTCCTCTGTATCAAACTCAGCAGCAGCTACCATTGCAATACCTGCAACAGCCCAAGCAGGAGATGTTGCAGTACTACTAGATTTTGCAGTGTCTAATACTACAGCCGCCGGAGCAGTTACGCCCAGCGGCTGGACCCAAATCCGAACAGATGTAGTAAATGCAACTACTGCCATACGTGCAAGTGTTTGTTATAAAATATTAGTTTCGGGCGATGTGAACGCTACCGTAACAGGAATGTCTGGCGGAACCAGTACCAGAAAAATGCTGTTGCTACTCAAAAACAACCGAAAAGTAACTCAAGTTACGGTAGGCAGTAGCAATGGAGCTGCCTCGGATCTTGACCCAGCTGCACAAATTATTACTGTTGCTGGAGTTACACCCAGTATACTGTTAATAGCCCACTATGCGAGTAGCTCAGCGGTAAATCCCAGAACTACTAGTAAAACTATGACCGAAGTTGTGGGAAGTAGTACAAATCAGTATTGCCTATATTCCGTGGTAAATTCTCGAAGTCTAGTTGAAAATATCACAGTAGACATGACCGACAACGGAACAAATGCGCTGCAAAGCTTTTATTTAAAATTACAATAACAAGGCTAATATAATGTTTTATAGCTTCAAAGGCCAAGTGCCTGCCCCAATACCTCACAGAATCATTCTAAGTTCTGGACTATCCCGTACAGATGCTTCAACGTTTACACCAGAAGAAATCTTGAATGCTGGGTACACCGAATCACAACGTATGCCACAAGTATCCAACAGTCAGGTAGTTACTTGGGATATGCAAACTATTAGTTGGCAGATTCGTGATAAAATACCAGAAGAACTAGCTGTAGAAACTCAGGTACAGTGGAACCGAGTACGAGCTCAGCGCGATAGTTTAATGGGTAAGCATGATTGGATGTATGCCCGACACGAGCGCGAAGCTCGATTAGGCCTGCCTCATGTTGTAAGTATTGAAAGTCTGGACACATACATGCAAGCACTAGCAGATATTACTCAGCAATCAGACCCATTTGCAATTGTATGGCCTGAGTTTACTGGAGACAATAATGGCTCTTAATTTTCCCGCAAGCCCTACCACAGGGCAAACTTTTACAAGCAGTGGTAAAACCTGGCGTTGGTCTGGCACTGCTTGGCAAGCTAACACAGATGTGTTTAGCTCCAGTGCCGTGGCTGTGTCGGCACTGGACATTAACTGCTCGACTGGCAACTATTTTACCAAGACGATTGCTGCCAACAGTACGTTTACCTTCAGTAATGCGCCAGCTGACGTAGCATACTCCTTTACACTTGAGCTTACGCACACCTCAGGCACAGTGACTTGGCCAACGTCGGTCAAGTGGCCCGCAGATACTGCGCCGGTATTAACCACGGGTAAAACACACCTGTTTATGTTTGTAACGGACGACGGTGGCACGCGTTGGCGCGGTTCCTTTGTAAGCAACTACACAAACTAAGCTAAACAATGGACAAAACAACTCAACGATTATTGATGGGGTCTCACATTGTTCCGGCTATAGCCGGTCTTGTAGGGGTCTCTTATGCCAAGTCTGACTTTTCATATAGCGGAACTTTTGTTATCCCATACCCAGAAGGCACTCAGGTAGGCGACTTGCTGGTAATGGTATTCCATGAAACAACTGCTAGCGAACCTGCAGGCATGACTGGATGGACTCAAAAACACTATTATGAAACGCCTAACGGTGTTGCTAAGATCTTTATACGAACTGCTGACTCTTCTACCAATTTGACACTTACAGGAACTATTCAAGGTTGGTCGGTTTATACACTTGCTTTAAGAAATTGTGCGTGGCAAGAAGTACCTGCGGTTACTATTAACACAGGCTCTCAAACTATTGAACCACTAACACCAATTGCAAATGGGCTTCGTTTTATTGTGGCAACAATGAGCGGTTATGACAACTATGCAAGAAGTCCTTTAATACCAGAACTTTTTGTTAATAATTATCTTGAAGATAATATCTTTTTTGGGTATATTTGGGGCGTAGACGTAATTCTTGGCGGAGATGCTTGCACTACCGGAGTACCGACTTCAAGCGTTGTTTTAAATGCAGCTACGGGAAGTTCTACAAACTCATTTATACGGGTAACACATTCAACATTTTTAATAACCACTCTCTAGGAACCATATGTACGCAAAAATCCATAATGGTACAATAATTAAATACCCCTACACGCTTACCGACCTGCGAGCTGATAATCCTTATACAAGTTTTACACAGTCTCCTACGGTGGAAGAGCTTATAGAATTTAATACTGTTATTGTTACACCCGTAAGTACTCCAGTAGTACCGTATACACAAAGTATTACAGAAGGGCAACCTACACAAGAAAATGGTACTTGGCAACAAACTTGGACGGTTACACAAGCCTCCGAGCAGGAAGTATCTGACAGGTTGTTTTTAAAATCATCTGAAACCAGAAACCAAAGAAACAACTTACTCACACAGTCAGACTGGACACAAGTTTTAGATGCTCCTGTAAATCAGCAAGCTTGGTCAACCTATCGACAATCTTTGCGTGATATTACAGCTCAGCCAGGTTTTCCACTTGAAGTAACTTGGCCACAACAACCGGAGTAACCAAATGTTAATAGAAACACTACTCAGTGGGGTATTTGGGGGCTTGCTACGCCTTGCTCCGGAAGCAATGAAAATTTTTGATCGCAAAAATGAGCGAGAACACGAGTTAAAAATGCTGCAACTTGAGCATGAGTTTGCAAAAACCAAGGCCGAAGCAATGATTCGCCAAGGCGAACAGCAAGTTAACATCAAAGAGTTTGAAGCAATTAGCGCAGCTATTGAGGAACAATCTAAAACCTCACAAGCTGCGGGTTGGTTTATAGCTGCTATTAATGCATTAGTTCGCCCAACTACAACCTACTTATTTTTAGGTTGCTACTTTTTAGTTAAAGCAGCTTTATACTCCATGGCAGTTGCTGCTGGAGCACCATGGAATGAAGTAGTTGTTGCACTATGGACTAAAGATGATATTGCTATCTTGTTCATGATTATATCCTTCTGGTTTGTAGGACGAGTATATGAACGAAAAGGCAGTTGAGCTAGCCACACAACTTTGTATACATTTTGAAGGTTTTTCTAGTACGCCGTATCTGTGTCCAGCAGGATACTGGACTATAGGGTACGGTACTGTGTATAAGCCCGATGGCTCACGTGTTACCGCCAACCATGTCGCTATATCACGAGAAACTGCATTAGCATGGTTAACACACGAAATAACTCATAACTATATGCCTGCAGTGCTTGCAGTTACTCCTAATGTTGCAAAGTATCCACAGGTACTAGGAGCTCTTACTGATTTTGTTTACAACTTGGGCGGTGCACGTTACCGTGCTAGTACGTTAGCTAAGCGTGTACGCGAAGAACAGTGGGCCGAAGCCCGTGCTCAATTACTGCTATGGAACAAAGGCGGCGGCCGAGTTCTCGCAGGTTTAGTACGTCGTCGTCAAGCAGAAGCAAAATTTTTTCCGCAAAACTAAAAATGCGTTTGACACCACCAGTCAAATACGTTATAATTTAAACAATGTAAATACTTCGCAGTATTTTTTATTTACATAACTCAGGAAACACAATGGCAAGAAATAGTGGTAAATCACATCGTACCTTTCCAGCAAAGAAGTCAGCAACACCAACGCGTGAACAGCGAGGTGCCTGGCGTCAAGAAAAGCAGTCCGGTGAAGAAATTCAGCCCGTACCCAGAAATTATACGTTTAAAGAAGTTAAACCACTAAACTTCATTCAAGGCGAGTACTTAGACGCCATTGGATCAAACGATATTATTTTTGGAATTGGTAGCGCAGGTACTGGCAAAACGTATATTGCAGCAAACTATGCTGCAGCAGAGCTTTTTTACAAGCGAGTAGATAAAATTATCTTAACACGTCCCAACGTAGAAACTGGTCGTGGTATGGGGTTTTTACCTGGCGAATTAGACGAAAAGTACGCTCCTTATCTACAACCTTTTGAACAAGTGTTTTCACGTTCACTAGGCAAAGGCTTTTATGAGTATGCACTAAAAGTCAAAGATATCGACCCTAAACCGCTGGGATTTATGCGAGGTGCAAGCTTTGAAAATTGCATTATCCTAGTAGACGAAGCACAAAACTTAACTAAAACTGAGTTTAAAATGCTGTTATCACGCATTGGCAAAAACTGCAAGATTATCTTATCGGGTGATCCCAAGCAAGCAGATATTCCTGATAGTGGACTCTTAGACGCCTGCAAACGACTGCAGAATGTTGACGGTGTTCAAGTTGTAATCTTTCAGGATAGTGATATTGTGCGTAGCGCAATGTGTAAACAAGTGATCTTGGCCTACAACAACTAAAAAGAAAGCCCCTGACTAGCAATAGTCAGGGGCTTTTTTCATGGTTGCATTGTTGAATACAACATCCAACCGTGTTTGCGATGTGCATCAATGCGTTCGCTTAAAAACGCACCTAGTCCGTGTTCACCAGCAGATTCTGCCAGTGAGTACGCTTCCATTAAGGCCGCGTGAACTTTTCCGTTGTCAACGTATAGTGTACGTACCATTTCGGTAGGTGGCAATACTTCCAGCGTATCCATAATCGTCGAATGTTCACTAAGTTGGCTAAAACTAGCAGGAACATAGCAGCGTACAGCACGCACACGCTCAGCAAAGTTATCCAGCTCATCGTCTACCTCATCATATATTTTACCAAACAATTCATGATATTGTAAAAAGTTTGGTCCTACAACGTTCCAGTGAAAGTTTTCTGCTTTGACTAAAAACGCATAAGTTGTTGCAAAAGCGCGTTTAAGCGCAAGTTTTAATTCTTCCATGGTATTCCTTAAATTGTCCACCAATTGGCATTGTTGTAAATTACACTAACTGATTCGTATGGAGTGGTTAGTGTTAAGCTAGTAACTCCATTTACTAGACTTGGCGATTCTGGTTTTACTGTTAGTTTGCGGTTACCCACAGGTGCACCATACTCTAATTTGATTGTATACTGTTTGCCTGGAACCGCAGTTTTGGGTAGGGTAAGCGTAGCCGACTCTTTTAGTTGCACGCCTATATAGCAGTCAGTTTCCTGTGCACAGTAATCCTTGAATATTGTGGTTGCACTACTAACACAACCGCCTTCAGGTGCATGTGGCCCAGGAGGTCCTGGCGGGCCAGGTGGCCCATCAGCTCCAGGTTCCCCTTGCGGACCTATTACACTTCCAGCATTTATCACAGTACCATCAGTTAACAGTATCACAAGGTCACCTGGGTTAGGGCTTACCTCCGCATCAGCAATCCCCACACCTGCGGGACCAGCCGGTCCTTGAGGTCCTGGGGTACCTGTACCACCGTTAACCACACTGTTAATAAATAAGTCCCGATCGTCTATTGTTGGAGGCAGTGGTAAATATGCAGGTATTGGCCAACCAAACGGCATTGTTTGATATTGCATGTTATTTCCTCTACGAAAAAAGCCCCCACGGCTTGTGGCTGCGGGGGCTAGCAATATTAACGAATGTTAGTATTTGTGTTAGCTGGGTTTGCGGTTAGTGTGCCGCTACCAACATTGATTGCTTCGTTTGTTGAACGAATACTCTGACCTAGACTCCAGATCAGGTTAGCCAGTTGGCCATACTGAGCTTGTTGTTGCTGTTGCTGTTGCATCTGGTTGATGTTGTTGGTTGTTGTAACCTCAACACCGCGTGCAGCGTTACCTGAGTACTCACGGCTACGTAGTTCAATGATTGCTGCGTTAGCATCAGCCAATTGACGTTGTAGGTTGATTTCGTACTGTTGTGTGATCAGCGCACGAGTCTTTTCACCATCAGCACTAATGTCTTTGCTTAGTTCGTAACGGTTTTCCATGATGTTTTGGTTAATTGCTGCTTGACCTTGCATTAAGGCTACTGCATTTTGATTAACTACGTCTTTTACGTTATCAATACGTAAAGAAAGACCTTGCGTAACCGAATTTAGTGCAGCATTAATACCAATAGTTTGGTTAGCTTGTGAAGCTTCCATTGCTGCTGTGCTTACTGCCACAGACTTATCAACAGCACCAACTGCTGCCATCAAGTCCATGTTAGCTTGGTTTTGCTCTGGTGGGTTACGTAGTGTAGCACCTAGGGCTGCTCCTGCTCCGTCTCCACCACCTAGTAGGTTGCCGTTGTTGCGTAACAGGCTTCCTAGGATAAGACCGCCAATTAAGCCGCCTCCACCTAAACCTCCGTCGTTGCCGCCCATGCCCATGATCATACCTGGTGTCATTACTTCTGCCATATCAATTTCCTTTAATTTCTCTTTTGTTTGAGATGCTAGTTGCTTATAGTATTCATCCGCAAAACTAGCTTGCTGTTTTAGCGCTTCCATTGCTTCTGCAGATGCTTCTGCGGAAACAGGTACGCCAGTCGTTGTATCAACCATATGTGTTAATTCCTATGCGTGGTTGTATTTTGATACTGCGTATCACTGCGCAGCTCACAAATCTTGTGAACTGATATAATTATACAACAGTTTTGATTCTAGCGCAACG